CCAGTTGCACCTTGTGGTCCAGTATTACCAGTTGCACCTTGTGGTCCAGTATTACCAGTTGCACCGGTTGCACCTTGACTGCCAGTAAAACCAGGATTGTTCGACCAAAATACTGCACTGCCATTTGATACAAGAGCTTGACCAGATGTTCCTGTTGCACCATTGGCAACAATAGAACCTACGCTTAGAGATGTCAGATTCGAACCAACTTCAAATGATGCAGTGCCATTTGATGAATAAATTTTTCTGTCTGTCAGATTGACTGCAAGTTCACCAGCATCGATATAAGAAGTATTTGCTGCGTTAGTTGTATTTGGAGTACGACCAGAAATAGTAGTACGTTTGATTTGAATCTTATTATTCGCCATCTGGCTCTCCAAGGTAGATATATATCTTTGTGCACATTATTTAATGTACATTATTCTTTGTTTTATTTATAATGGGAACATGATGAAGATTGCTTTTATAGACACATTAGGTCTTACTTATGACGGATCCACTCTTGAAAAAAGAGGGCTTGGTGGATCAGAATCCGCTGTGATACGCATGGCTGAGGAACTTGCCAAGATCGGATTTGATGTTACCGTTTATAACGATTGTACATCAGACGATTCTGGCCCTGGTATTTACGATGGTGTGAAATATTCACCAGTCGAAAACGCACAAATTCACTGTTTAAAATATGATGTAGTCGTTGTTTCTCGATCGATCAAGCCAATTGCAGAAGATTGGGGGATTGTATTGGATGCAAAGCATGTTTGCCTTTGGATGCATGATACATTCTGTGAAGGCGATGACCAGATCGAGTACATGATTAATATCGGCAAGCTCCAAGAGATCTTTACGCTGTCAGACTGGCATACAGGTTATGTCACACATTGCGATCATGGTCACCGTCGTAATTTTGATGTTCTAAAGAATCATATTTTTATGACTCGTAATGGCATCGGCAATATGAAACCAGGTTGGATTGATATCCGAGATAAGGATCCAAACCTCTTTGTCTTCAACGCTTCTGTGACCAAGGGAATGATTCCTCTTGTCAAACAGATATGGCCAGAAGTCAAGCGTCGTATTCCAGATGCAAAGCTCAAGATCGTCGGTGGTTACTATAAGTTCCGCGAAGCAGCAGGTCCAGATCAGCAACAAAGAGACTGGGCCGATCTTATGATGCAATATGGACATAGTATTGAATTCACTGGCGTAATCACTCAGCAAGAGATCTCTGACATCTTGCGTCAAGCATCCTACATGATATATCCTGTAGGTTTTCCAGAGACGTTCGGCATCTCAACTCTTGAAGCTTTGGCTCATAATGTACCACTGATTACATGCCAGTTTGGAGCTCTCGAAGAGACGGCAATTGATCTGGCATCATGGAAGATTAAATATCCAGTTGAAAAGAACTGGGCAATGCAGTGGCTGAACGAGGAGTCACAAGTCAATCTGTTTGTTGATAAGGTTGTAGAAGCATATAATAATCCTTATCTACGCCAGCAAAAGATGTATGCATGTAATCAGGTAAAAGATATTTGTACTTGGGACACGGTTGCTCTTCAATGGAAACAACATCTGTATAAGAAACTTGGTGAATACTTGCCTGTTGATGAGTACCATAAGGTTACAAAAATCAACCACAAGGTTCGTAAGGTATTCAATCGCCGGTTCTTGAATGCAGAAGAGATTCGTGAACCACAACAAGGTCCATTCCATCCTATTGCTGTCATCACTCCGGTTTATAATGCCGAAAAGTACATTGCAAAATGTATTCAGTCCGTAGCTCAGCAAGACTATCCTAACTATATTATGCATATTATTGATGATTGCTCAACTGATAATACTATTCATGCTGCACAAGAAGCAATTGATAATCTTCCTGAAAATATCCGATATAATTTTGTACTACATCTAAATGATAAAAATCAAGGCGCGGTCCAGAATCAAGTCAACATGATTGAGAAAGAATGCGGTGATGATATTGTCATGCTTCTTGATGGTGATGATTGGCTTGTAAATGATCCAAACATTTTCCATAAGTATAATAATCTTTATAACGAAGGTGCAGAGTTTACTTACGGATCGTGTTGGTCTATGGCCGACAATATTCCATTGATTGCTCAGGAATATCCACCCGAAATTAAGGCAAACAAATTCTACCGTGCGTACAGGTTCAATTGGAATATGCCATACACGCACTTGCGCACATTTAAAGCGCATCTGATGCACAGTTTTATAAGCACAAAAGGTTATCATGCATTTAGAGACACGGCGGGTAACTGGCTGAAAGCCGGAGGCGATACTGCAATCTTCTATTCTATGATTGAGATGGCTGATCCCAAAGGTGTTGTCTGCGTGTCTGATATTGTATATCACTATAATGATACCAATCCTCTTAACGACTACAAAGTAAATGCAGAAGAACAGAATATGACTGCTGCAAAAGTATTGAATTCGCCATTTACTCCAGGACAGATAGATCTAAGACCGTTATGAAAACTATTCTAATTGCAATTCCGACTGCTCGTTATATTGAAGCAGATACATTCAAGTCGATCTATGACCTGGAAGTTCCAGCAGGATACAAAGTCACATATCAACACTTCTACGGATACCGAGTGGATCAGGTTCGTAACCTGATTGCCGACTGGGTAGTTCGTGGTTTTGATTATTTGTTCTCAGTCGATCATGACATTACGTTTCCACCAGATACGCTAAAGAAGCTTCTTGCTCATGATAAAGATCTGGTTTCTGGTGTGTATCGTCAAAGACTTGAGCCACAGATGCTTGAGATTTATGAACCATTTGGTAATAGAATGTCAACAGAAGATCTCTATGCAAAGAACTGGAATCTGGTTGGTATTGGCGCTTGTGGATTTGGCTGTGTACTTGTCAAGAAAGAAGTTCTGGTCGGTGTAGGTTATCCACAGTTTGAATATCATCCTGCTCTCGATCACAGCAATACGATCAGCGAAGACACTGATTTTTGTAAGAAAGCTATCACCAAAGGCTTTAGGTTGTGGTGTGATCCGTCAGTTCGTTGTGGCCATATTGGATCTACAACAATGCATGTAGAATTACCAAAAGTCAATCCAATAGAAGCAAGACTTAGAGAGTTGTCACTGTGTAATGACCAGCCAAGAGATCATGTTGAATATCTAAGCAACATGGGTATCCAACCCAAGATCATTTACGATATTGGCGCATGTGTAATGCATTGGACAAAGGAAGCCAAGAACGTCTGGCCAGAAGCTAAGATTGTTATGTTCGATGCAATGAATCATGCAGAGTTCCTCTATAAGGAATCTGGACACGATTATTACTGCGACGGCCCAATCGGTGACTTCACACGTTGGGTAAAGTACTACGAGAATCCAATGGATCCTGCTGGCAACTCGGTCTTCAAGGAAGACACACCACACTTCACAGAAGAACATGCGGTCGACAAGAAGATGAGATCGCTTGACGATATCGTAGAAGAAAAAGGCTGGCCGAAGCCAGACCTTGTCAAGATCGATGTACAGGGTGCAGAGTTATTGGTTCTTGTTGGCGCAGAGAAAACGCTCTCGGAATGCCAAGACATCATCATCGAGATGCAACACCAAGAATACAATCTTGGTGCACCACAGAAAGATGTGGTGACTATGTGGTTAGATGAGATTGGCTTCGAACTAGTGAGTCAGATCCATATTGGAAACGTGGATGGCGACTATCACTTTAGACGTCGGAAGGTTTAGCCTTCTTCTTTAACTTCTCGAGTTCGAGAAGAGATTGCTGATGTTCGACTTGAAGGCTGGCGTAACTCTTTTCGAGAACCGCCAGCCTTGTTTCTAATAGAACGTTCTTACTCACAAAATCATGCAGATTCAATGTCAGTCGATTGATGTATTCATTAACAAATTCAGCTTCCATTATTAAAACGTTCCTCCGTCAAGTGTATCATATACCAGCGAAGTACCGTTTGACATCAGTATGCGACCTGAAGTACCAATTGCTAGTTTAGAAAATGAAGTTGTATTAGCAGCCACAATAATATCACCGGCTGTGTAAGTATTTAAACCTGTACCGCCGGATGCTGCAGCAAGCGGCGATGAAAGTGTAAGAGAGTTGGCAGTTAGATTGACGGCAACAGTCGAGTTAGCTGTAACTGTAACAGCAGTCGAGTTTGAAACCAAAGCACCTGATTTCAGGAATGCTTGAAGTGTTGCTTGTGCATAAGTAGCATTTGCAGTATCAACTGTTGTTGATGGTTCAGCAGTTAGATCAGAATATAGCTTGTAGATACCGCCGTCTGATGCGTCACGGAACATACCAGTAAACTTAGTACCGGTTGCACCATACTGACCATAGAAACCAATATCGATTGCATCAGTAGAAACGTTACCATTTGCAAGCTCGATCATCGAGTCCTTAACAGTAAGATTTAATGTATCTACTGTTGTCAGAGTGCCGCTTACTGTAAGGTTGCCAGAAAGTGTAAGATCTGTAATTGATAGGGCACTGTTAACATGCACGCCAGTGGCGTTTACAGTCATTGTTGAACCAGCAAGAACACCTACTGCATCAGCAGCAACTGTAATACCGTTTGCTGTACCGACATGAACACCAGTGGCGTTCGATAGAAGACCAGATCCTGTTGAGACCCATACGCCAGTCGAGTTAGATACAAGACCGCCATTTGTTCCGGCAACAACTGCAATGGTAGGAGTTCCGCCTTCTGCTGAAGACGAACCAGAGATACCAGCGCCAGCTGTAATTGTGGCTACGTAGTTACCAGATGTGCCCGTGCCAAGTGCTACGTCACCAGACAGTTGCGAAGTAGCAATAGTCAGGTTTGAGGTATTGACATGAATACCGGCCGCATTAACAAAAAGAGTTGAACCAGTATCAACGAAAAAGGCAACCTGATTGTCTGTAACTGCAGTTGTAAGACCATTTGCAGTTAAAAACGATAAAGTTTGGCCAGTCGAAACAACATCGGTTCCGGAATCACCTGCAATCGTAAACGATGAGTTAGCTGGGTTTGCCCAGTGTGATGTTGTACCATTGGATGTAAGAATCTGTCCGGCAGTACCAGTACTACCATTTGCTGTAAGCGTTGTTACAATAGCATTGGCTGTAATGATTCTATCGATGCCAGAAGTTGCGTTGGCAACTAATGCTTGGTTCGCAGTGAGCGTACCTGGAACTTTAGTTCCAGCAATAGCAATAACGGCATCCTGGCTACCAATAAAAAGAGTGTTACTAAGACCAGACCAAGCTAGTTCACCGTTAGCCAATAATGTAGGGGTAGCAGTAGTATCTGACCTTTTAATCTGAATTAGATTAGTAGTCATATTTGTTTCCCTTAAAATGTTCCGCCATCAAGATTGCCCAAGTCTGCAAGTTCCAGTGGTCTTACTTCATATTTATCAATTGTGGAATTATAAACCAAAGTAGCACCGGTAGTGACGTTTACTTCTTGTACGTCACCAAAATCTTCGATACTACGAATTTCTTTAATTTGATTTTTTAATGTAACCGGTTTTGCAGCTGATAAAGATTCACCAGAGGTGTTTACTTTAACCGTCTTTTGAGTATTCTGTATTGATATAATCTTAGCTTGAATAGCCATAATTACCTCGTAACTTGAGGAGTAACAGTCACAATACCTTCAACTAAACGAGAAACAACATTACTAGAACTAGTAATTTCACAATCATAAACGTATCTTCCAGCAGTTACATTTGAGGAAGTTGCAGCATTCATTGACAGAGCAACTGATCCAGCAACATCAATTGTTGCAATAAAAGATATTGCTGTGGCAGAAGTATAATGCTTGCGCATTTGCGCAGCTGCAGAATAACCAGTTAGATTTACTGGATCGCCATTATCATCGGTTACACTAATCTCTGTGCTGAAATCAGAACCTTGATCGATTACAATGTTTGCTTTAATTGCCATTTGGTATCTCTTTTGGTTTTATTTATAATGGCTAAAGTTTGTTAATTATGGCTGTAGACGTTTCACGATCAATAGTCAGTTGTCCAGTACAACACATACTCCAATCTTCACCAGTCTTTGCCCCGTGTACGGGAACGTTTATCTGTATATTCTTTACAAGATATTCTTTTTCATCTTCAAAGACTCTCCAGACATGATCTACAGTTCCTCTATTTGGAAGGCCACGTGATTTATTAAACCGAACTCGAAAGTTAGCCATTAGACTATTTCCGCAGTATCATCAAATTCGGGTGGTGCTATGTATGGCCGTGTACAGATATTCAAATGGACAAATGTAAACGGCTTTGTCGAAGGGTTTCGTGTAAAGCTATGTGCAAGCCACGATGGTGCAAACATTAACGTCCCGGCTTCAAGAGTAAAGTTAACCATTCTGGTGGCAGATGTTATTTTAGTATAATCGGCTTCAGGTATATTAGATGCTAATCGCATCGCACGAGGGTCGTGTATAACCAGCTTTGGTGCATCCTTAGGACACTCGAGGACATAAAAAGCAACAAGGTCACAGTCGTTATGGTTATGATATTCCATAGAAGAAAGTTTATGGTGTTCTTGTACCCACGCTTCTGTAAGGTACGTAGACAGTCCTTCCATCTGGTAACCTTGGTCGCTTATGAGATTCCAAGCTGTATTAAGCACATACCCAAAAAAAGGTTCTAATTCAGTACTATCAAACAGGTTAGCATGCGCCACTGGATATATGGGATCGATGGCAGGTTGCGCCTTCAGCTCTTTCTTGCTGACTTTTCTTGCAACATCAAGAAACTCTGGCTTCTTGATACTGTATATGGGCGTAGCAAAATATTGCCATTGTTCAAGTACGTCAGTCATTATATAATCCTATTTAAATCTCGGTCCAGTCAACCAGACAACTAAAGTTTTTCTAACACCTTTTGTTACAGGAGTTACTCGGTGTAGTATAAATGATGGAAAGGCAACTACTAATCCTTTTTGCTTTTCTATTTTAGTAGGCGTAGGTGCATCAAATATTTCTAGATCTCCGCCTTCATATTCCGAAGGATCGGATAATTGAAGTACAAGAGATAATTTACGCGGTGCAGCCGATGTACTACCACCTCTATCTAAATGCCATGTATAGTGATCGTCTTTACCATCATATATTGTATATTGAAGATGTTCTACGAATCCCCATAAATCTAAATCAAAAAACTGACCATTCAATTGTCTAGCAATGTATGCCAATTTATCATAGATGAAACTTGTTTCATCATTTAAATCGATCCATGCTGTCTTAGAAGATCTGATATCATTTACAACTTGTTGATCCCCACCAACCACAGCATCTTTAATAGTTAGATTGTCACCTATATTTATTATCTGTTTTATATCATCTTCGGTGAAACCATCTGTCCATGTAGCAAAAGAGATCTCTGGTATGCCTATAGAAGGCGATGGAGCAATTTGATATGCCGCCATTATTTTTGCTCCCAAACATTATCTCTGTAATGAGATTCGTGGCTTTGAAGTTTTCTACGAGTGCCGTCTAAGGCTTTAAGTTCTTCGTTGTTAAATGCTCTACATATACTTTTAGAAAATAAAGTATCTCGCTTAATTGGAATAACTTGAACCAGTGGCGTACCGGCCGGAAGAACACCTTGGAAGTTAGGTTCATTCCAAACAAATGGAAAGTTAATAAACTCAAAATATCCATCACAATCTACTATGCCAGAGAAGCATGTAAATCTTGGATCTGGTCTATTCAATGGTGGCATAAACAATAACGAGTATCCCTTTGGACAATTGATTGCCCAATAGTTCATAAACTTTATTGGCGGTTTAGGTAGATGTGGTGCAGGGCACTTATCTGAAGTCACCTGCCACTGTAAATGATTTTCAATAATCGGTCTAGGATATTTGGTATTATATTGAATACCAGAGCAATCTGCATTGGATGTTATTTCAACATCAGCAATAAGAGGAATAATCCAGCCAGTTACCATCGCATCTAGAAAAGGCGGACATCGCTTAAGTGTGGATTGGTCAAATCCTTTATCTTTTTTCATCGGTAACGCTTTATACCAATCAGGTATAAACTTGCGGGCAGGATATGGTTCGGGTATATTTCCCAAATCATCTTCAAAACAAAGAAATTCTAATTTAGGTTCACTTTTTTTAAATAACGAAAACATCAATTCTGTCCATTTCCAGGTTTCTCATAGTGTATACCACCAGATTCAATAAAACATTTGCATTGCTCGACTTCCGCCGCACCTCTTAAAATATGATCGTCATGTAGACTGAAATGCAGACTAGAGATCCATATTCTTAGGTGCGGCGGCAACTTATCGTAGCAGCGCATAACCAAAGCCATTCTTTGTAAATTTACATGTTCCAAATAAATGACTCGATAATATATATATGCTAATTACAGAGCGGACAGCTCAACTAGATTACTGTTTGTTATTGCATCTAGACCAATAAGAGCTTGTCTGACAGTTGTATAGTCATCATGCTTTTCATCATATACTACAAATGGGAATTCAGTGAACTCACCAATACCCCAGGAGTTTAACGCAGTGAATACAGCTTCATGCTGTTCAGGATCTCCATATCGTAAATGTGTAAAATCCAGTTCGCTATCTTCCATCCATGCCAATGCGGCAACTGAATCATCATCGTTGCCATCTGCTGTTGGACCAGAATAAAGATAGATGTTTGTTATACCTACAATCATATTTGCCTCCAATTAAAATGTTATTTATATTACCAAGTGACTGTTACTGTACCGTTAGCACTTCCTGTGCCTACAGAAACAGAAATCAATTGATACGGATATACTTTAACCGATGCAGCATTGGTGGTTGAACCAGCCGATCCTGCATTACCAGATGTTCCTGGATTTGATGTACCAGCATTGCCAGGTGTTGCTCCAGTACCGGCATTACCGGGTATGCCAACATTACCAGCGGATCCTGCTCCGCCAGGATTGCCTGCAGAACCGGCCGTTGCTCCAGTGCCGGCGTTGCCTATAGCTCCAGCATTACCAGCTGAACCGGCATTACCTGGGTTACCTGCAGAACCAGCATTTGCACCATTACCAGCAGCACCAGTATTACCTGGGTTACCTGCTGCACCAGCGTTTCCAGGCGAACCAGCACCACCAGCGGTTGCACCGTTTCCGTTTGCACCAGTATTTCCTGGATTACCTACCGCACCGGCATTACCTGGTGATCCAGCACCGCCATTAGTTGCACCTGTTCCATTATTGCCGGTATTGCCTGGATTGCCTGCGGCTCCAGCATTGCCTGGAGATCCAGCACCGCCAGATGTTGCGCCGTTTCCAGCTGCTCCTGTGTTCCCTGGATTACCAGCGGCTCCAGCATTGCCAGGTGATCCACTACCACCTGCGGTTGCTCCTGATCCAGCAGCACCAGTATTACCTGGGTTACCTGCCGCACCGGCGTTTCCTGGTGAACCTGCGCTACCATTCGTAGCACCGTTTCCAGCTGCACCCGTATTACCTGCACTACCATTGGAACCGGCACCGCCTGCGTTACCTGGATTTCCAGCTACACCTGCGCCGCCGCCGCCGCCTCCGCCACCGCCCCATATTAGGCCGCCGTCACATCTCCCATCTCGCCCAGATCCACCTGCTCCACCACCTGGACAACCACCAGGGCCGCCGGAACCTCCATCACCGAAGAACCCCGGGAAACCATCTGTGGCGCCAGGAAATGGAGTTGATGGTGTGCCTCCAGTTCCGCCTACACCACCGCTGCAATAAGCACCCGGAGAACCGCCGAAACCGGCATTACCACCCACACCACCAGTACCACCATTACCAGCAGCACCATTGGTGCCTGGGTTACCAGCATTGCCTGTTGCACCTGGGTTACCTGCGTTGCCTCCTGCGCCACCAGCTCCACCTGTTCCGTTATTTCCTGGATTACCTGAGTTGCCAATAGCACCGGCATTTCCGGCTGCGCCAGCGTTTCCACCAGCTCCACCAGTACCGTTATTGCCCGGATTACCGGAGTTACCAATAGCACCGGCATTTCCAGCTGCACCTGCATTACCACCAGCACCGCCGGTGCCATTGTTACCTGGATTGCCTGTGTTTCCTGTTCCGCCTGGATTTCCAGCCGCGCCGGCGTTTCCGCCAGTACCACCAGTACCATTATTTCCTGGATTACCAGAGTTACCAATTGCGCCTGGATTTCCAGCTACACCTGCGTTTCCGCCAGCTCCGCCGTTTCCATTATTACCTGGATTGCCAGGGTTACCAATAGCACCTGGGTTTCCTGCGTTACCGCCTGGTCCACCAGGTCCACCTGTTCCGTTGTTACCTGGATTTCCTGTTGCGCCTATGCCTCCAGCATTGCCGGCTAAACCACCAGCACCACCATTGCCCGCTGCACCATTATTACCCGGATTTCCTGTTCCGCCTGGATTTCCTGGATTACCAGCTGCTCCAGCTATACCATTAGTAGCATTTCCTGCGGCTCCACCATTACCACCGGCACCACCTGTAAATGTCCCAAGTATGCCAAATGTAGTAGCATTTCCTGGATTGCCTGCTGATCCTGGATTACCATTAACTGCGCCTGTTCCTGCGTTGCCTGCGGCACCTGCTCCACCAGGATTACCAGCTGCACCGGATGTTGCTCCAGTACCTGGATTGCCTGCTGCGCCAGTATTTCCTGCAGCACCTGCATTACCTGGGTTACCAGCAGCACCAGGGTTTGCTCCAGAACCTGCAGCACCAGTAGTGCCAGGATTGCCTGCAGCGCCAGCATTACCCGGATTGCCTGCGGCACCGGCATTTGCGCCATTTCCATTCGCGCCTGTATTTCCTGGATTACCAGCAGCACCGGCGTTTCCTGGAGATCCTACTCCACCGGCTGTTGCACCTGTTCCATTTGCACCTGTATTTCCTGGATTACCAGCTACACCAGCATTACCTGGAGATCCAGCGCTACCTGGGTTTGCGCCATTGCCAGAGGCTCCTGTGTTTCCTGGATTACCAGCTGCGCCAGCATTGCCTGGGGACCCAGCACCACCTGCAGTTGCACCATTACCAGATGCGCCGGTATTACCATTATTGCCTGCAGCGCCTGCATTACCTGGAGATCCAGCACCACCTGCGGTTGCTCCACTGCCGGCATTTCCAGTATTACCAGTATTACCAGCTGCGCCAGCATTGCCAGGTGATCCAGCACCACCAGCATTTGCACCCGTACCAGCAGAACCAGCGTTACCAGAAGGCCCAGTCCCGCCCGGGTTACCCGCACATCCCGGATCACCGGCAAAACCGCCTGACGCGCCAGCTCCTCCATTACCATTTACTCCGCCGCCTGAAACGTTACCCGGAAAACCAGAAAAACCAAAGACGTCAAATCCAGATGTCGTTATTCCGCCACCGCCGCCGCCACCGCCGCCGCCACCGCGAGCGCCAGCATTACCAGCATTGCCAGGATTACCTGCGTTACCTTGGGCACCGCCGGCACCACCAGCGCCGTTGTTTCCTGGGTTACCAGTACCACCGACACCACCGGCATTTCCGGCTGCGCCTGCGTTTCCACCAGCACCGCCGTTTCCATTATTACCTGGGTTACCGGAGTTGCCAATAGCGCCAGAGTTTCCGGCTGCACCTGCGTTTCCACCAGCGCCACCGGTACCATTATTTCCTGGGTTACCAGCATTTCCGGTTGCGCCCGGATTACCTGCGTTACCACCTGGACCACCGGCACCGCCGTTGCCATTGTTACCTGGATTGCCAGAGTTTCCTATTACACCATTATTTCCGGCTGCACCTGCGTTGCCACCGGCTCCCCCATTGCCATTATTTCCTGGATTGCCAGAGTTGCCAATAACACCAGGATTGCCTGCGTTACCAGCGGCGCCACCTGGACCACCTGTTCCATTGTTACCTGGGTTGCCTGGGTTACCAATTACGCCAGGATTGCCTGCGTTGCCGCCTGCTCCACCTGGACCACCGGTTCCATTGTTTCCTGCATTACCAGTAGCTCCGGCATTACCGGGATTGCCAGCTGAACCACCAGCACCGCCGTTGCCGGCTGCTCCGTTATTACCTGGATTTCCTGGATTGCCTGCAGTACCAGGATTACCAGCGGTTCCTGCATTACCGGTACCGCCACGGCCTGATAGATTTACTGAATATACGCCTGCTGGAACAATAAATGTTCCGGGTGCATTGAATGTTCTAGATGAACTTGCAGCTTTACCAGATCTTATAAATGTATTTAATGGCATATTATACTCCCATTAACCTACATTAGCAAGTGCGAGGGCGCCTACATATGTTGTGCCACCATCTAATGTAAAGAAACTAAGGATGTCAATTTTATTTGCCCCAGTACTTAAAACAGGTGCTGAATTGTTAGGCCATCTTACAGATGCCGGCCACGTAATAGTTTTTGAACCGATGGCATCCTGTTTACAATGCAAGGTAACTGTATAAGCTAAGCCAGAAGCAGGAGGATTGGTAAATGATAAGGTAGTAGAAAGGTTCAGTGTCAAATTATAGATATTTGTCAAAGAAAGATCTAAAGCCTGAGTAGATGCAGAAATTGAAATAGAATTCACCAGCTCTTTATAGGCCTGGAACGATGGGTTTAATACATAGTTATTTGCAAGCGATGCGTTTGCACCAAAACTAGTAACACCTGTTACTCTATTATATGTTAACGATGATGCGCCATTCGCTATATTAGAATCGTTATAAATTACTTGTGTATTAGATCCAGCAACTGGACCTGCTGAACCGGTAAATCCGATCGGACCTTGAGCACCAGTATTACCAGTATCGCCTTTTACACCTTGTATACCCTGTGGGCCTTGCGGTCCTACACCACTTATCCAAGCAACATCAGTACCGTTTGTTCGAAGGAACCAACCATTCACAGCGGTATTTTGTGTTGGTAGTAAACTGTTTATAGCATCATTTCTATTATTAGCACTAGTACCGCCCTGAGCAATATTTAGAATACCGTTAGAGATAGCAGAGGCGTTGACGCTAATGCCGGTTGTATTTGCTACAATACCAGAACCGGCTCTGATGTTAATCTGTGTTCCGTTGGCATTAACAACAGAGTTTGAAAGACTTAAATTGTCTGCAAATACTGTAAATGTTCTTGTTGTATTACCAAGTAAGACACCGTTTGCAGTCGGGATCAGTTCGCCGCTAATCGATGTATTACTAAATGTAAGGTTTCCAGCAACGGTTAAATCACCATTTACTGCAAGAGTCTGGCGAACAATAACATGGGCATTAACCTGCACATTCGCCTGAAACAGCGAATCTCCTCCAGTAACTAAAAGTCCATTGTCTACTTTAAAATTAGTGTTTGCCATGTCGACCTTACTTAATTAGATGTGCTACAACTTTTACTGCCGAGTTGGCCAATGTTTGTACAAGATAAAGATTAACATTTGCGCCTTCAGTATTTGCGGTGAACGTTCCGAGTGGAGATGCTCCACCATTAGAAGCAACTGTACCATATACTGTTACGTATGCAGCCGAACCGCCATCATGAGCAAGAACCAGTTCTGAAAGTTGTGTATTGCCATTCTTTACCTGAACTTCAAACTTAGCTGACGAGTAAGTTGCTTTCGGGAATCTGTAAACCAGAACCGCACCAGGTGCACCGATGTTTGTATTTGAAGCAACATCGACCACATAATCTGTCTGGAATGTCGTAGAACCACCAATTGCAACCGCACCACCAACACCGAGTGTAGTACCTACATTAGCAGAACCTTGCAGATTTGCAGCACCTACAACGTTTAATGTGTTCGAAAGCGTTGTCGCACGTGCAACATCAAGTGTTCCATCAGTATAAATTGCAGTAGCTGTTATAGATGTGTTAACAGCAGTATTAACAGTGGAATTTCCTGTTGTACCACGAACTATAATAGTCGTTGCATTCATTAATGAATTAGAAGAAGTACTAAACGATGCGTTTACAACGGTTGTACCAACAACTGCCACATTAGCAACTGTTAGATTTACGTTAGCCCCAACATTCACCGCCGTAGCATTGGCAGTAGTTGTATTAAGTCCGCCATTGAGTGATGCAAGACCAGTAACAGTTAAGGTATTTGAAAGTGTTGCTGCTCTAGCAACACCCAGCGTATTTGAAAGTGTCGTTGCACCTGTTACACCAAGGGTATTTGAAAGTGTTGTTGCTCCAAGAACAGTAAGTGTTCCATCAGTCTCAATTGCAGTAGATGTGATGAATGTATTAACCGTCGTATTACCAACGTTAATTCTATCTAATGTAAAATTAACATTAGCACCAACATTCATGGCTGTAGAAGCATTGGCAGTTGTGGTATTCAATGCAGCATTTAGTGATGCAAGACCGGCAACTGTCAGAGTATTTGAAAGAGTTGTTGCACCAAGAACATCGAGTGTTCCGTCTGTATCAATTGCAGTAGAAGTAATCGCTGTATTTACAGATGAGTTACCAACGTTAATTCTTGCAGTTGTTATATTGACATTGGCACCAACATTCATAGCTGCAGAAGCATTTGCGGTTGTTGTATTTAATCCGGCCGAAGCGGTTACTAGACCAGCCACACCGAGAGTGTTAGAAACATTTGCAGCACCGGTTACGATAAGGGTATTTGCAAGCGATGTTGCACCTATTACACCAAGCGTACTAGAAAGATTTGCAGCGCCAGCTACACCAAGGGTATTTGAAAGGGTTGTTGCGCCTGTTACACCCAGCGTATTTGAAAGGGTTGCAGCACCTGTTACAGCAAGCGTGCTAGAAAGTGCAACGTTGCTACTTACAGTCATGGCACCGGTTACATTGAGATAATCGGTAACCGTGATTCCAAGATTTGAACTTGCAGTAATTGTATTGTTGCCGTATGCTGTATTGATACTTGCGTTGCCGATACGCAGTGTCGTAGCATTTGCAAATACGTTTGCACCGACAGCCAGAGTTGTCTGGTTGGCACTAAAGATTCCAGTGACAAAACCGGCAACCGAAACATTAGCTGTTACACTGGCATTTGCTGCTTGGATAAGAACCTGAGAAACAGAAGTATTGGCCAGCGTATTTCCGAAACTGCCAGTCGAAATACCAAGAACGGCACTATGTGTTGCATTAGCAATCGTAGTTGTTGTTTGCGTTGCAACCGTATTAACAATCGAGTTGCCGATATACAATGATGTTGCATTGGCAACCAAATTGGCACCAACAGACATTGTTGTTTGGTTGGCAGCAAAGATTCCTGTGACAAAACCAGCTACTGAAGCATTGGCTGTAACAGACGAGTTAGCTGCCTGGATAAGAACCTGGGAAACTGATGTGTTAACAGTAGAGTTTCCAAAACTGCCAGTTGAAATACCCAACGTTGTGTTGTGTGTGCCATTGGCAATTGTAGTTGTTGTTTGCGTCGCAACCGTGTTGATAGTTGCATTACCAATGTAAAGTGCACTTGAGTTAGCAATAACATTGGCGCCAACAGACATTGCAAGCGTATTACCGGTAAAGATACCAGTCTTGAATGATGTCGAGTCGACATTAGCAGACGATGTAGCATCCAGAACCTGCAAGATCACATTGTTTGCAAGACCAAAGACCGTGTTATTACCAATCTTGGCAGAGATATTTGTCAGTACAGTCGACTGGGTGCTATTAGCAATTGTCGTTGTTGTCTGACTTGTAACGGTATTAACAATCGAGTTACCAATGTAAAGTGCACTTGAGTTAGCAATGACATTAGCACCAACTGACACTGCAACTGTGTTACCAGTAAAGATACCCGTTTTAAAACTAATCGGATCTATATTAGCAGATGATGTGCTATTTGCAATAGTAATCAGTGTCGAGTTGGCAAGAGCATTGATTGTGCTATTACCGATCAGAATCTTTTCTTGTGTAATCAGTGTTGAGTGAACACTATTTGCCAGTGTTGATTGTGCCTGCGTGTGTACAGAGTTTACCGATGAATTGCCAACATACAGAGATGTGGCATTGGCAACCAAATTGGCACCGACCTGCATCTCGATCGTATTAGCCTGGAAGATACCAGTTTTAAAACTGATCGGTGTAATATTTGCAGTCGACGTACTATTTGCAATTTGAATTAGCGTCGGACTAATATTTGTGTTTACAGTTGATGAAGATTGTGTTATAATAGCTGTGCTATTCGCAAGCGTATTAGCTGAACCTAAGCCAAGGTAAACACCGACTGGATTCAGGTAGCTGTTCGATGTGCTGTTACCAGCAAGAACACGAATGCCTGCATCGGCTGCAACATATGCTGTTGCATTAGTAGTGATGACAAGATTAGCAGAAAGACCATTAACATTACCACCACGAAGCGCCGTAGTAACTACGACGTTATTCGAACCGAATGTGCCCCACAACTGTGCGGTACGTGCGATTGTGTTATTACCAGTGTTGGCAACAGTAGTATTTGCAGTGATAATTTCAGTCGAAAAAGCGTTCAGCAGCTCATTAGTCTGGAGCAACCATATTTCGAAGCTATCGGTAATAATATCGACGTTAGCTACTTGTCTTGCCATTAATTATTCCTGTGTACTAACTGCGATAAAAGAGACTTAATTTCACGGAGATCATCTTCTACTTCAGCCATTCTTTTACATAAATTGTTGTTTTTCTTGTTTGCTTCTCGAGCAGCTAAGAACTTCTTGTATTCTTCATCATCATTATTTATGATAGCACCAGAGTCAGTATCCTTTAAATATCCAGGATAATTGGTTGGGACTAACATTATGCAGAGACCCCAATAACCTGAATCTGATCTACTTTTGGAACCACATGCGTGTTGTCTGAAAGAAGAACAACCTTGACCTGTAATGTGTTGTATGTATCAAATTGGGTATATGATGATGTTACATAGCGAGCAACGTTGTCGTTTGCAATGTTATTCCATGCTACGTTCTTGTATTTCAGTTTTTCAATGCCGACATCGCCAATGATATTAGCATTTGTAATCGGTGCAAATACTGTAATCGTACTTGCTCCTACAGTAGCTACCGGAAATACTTCATGATTATCTGGTGTAAGAACATTGTATACTCTAATCAAATCACCAGCTGCAAGAGTTGATGTCTGATCTGCTGATGTAGTAATCGAGTTGCTGCTCAGTGTTGTCAAGAATGCGCCGGAAAGGATAGATGAGACTTCAGGGTACTGCGGCAATCCATATGTGTATTCCCAAAGATCATTTGGATCTTCGGTACTGAAACGATCGATATTATTTTTAATTTCCAATGGCGTCCATGCTTTGTCATCAAATGCATCTCTATCACCGGCATTATGAAGTTTAGCATAAACTTTTATTTGTGTTCCTGCAGGTCTATAGCCTGTCAGATATACTACTACGTCTTCAGCATACTTACCGTCAGCAAAAGAGATCTTCTTGGAAATATACTTAGACTTAGCAAGGCCGTTGCGAGCAACTTCAGTATCAAAATTAGCAATGCCGCCACGTGTTTCAGTATGCGTATTGTTAATATCATTCTGGTAAAAGAAGAAGTCTAGTTCGTTTGTGCTTAGATAAGGAACAGAGAAGCGATTAGTCTCTGGAACATTAACATTAAATGTAACGTTAACAACAGCCGACTTTCTGCTAGTTCCGTATAGATTGATGCTATTAACCTCTAAAGATCTAGAAAGAATGTATGACTCACGTGCTGCAGAATTAAGCTTCAACAGTTCTAAGTTTGTAGTGGTTGCTGGCATAGCATCCGACGAATTGGCAATATTATACGTAAGTGTATATGTTGATGTAGAAGGATTGCCAATCAAAAACGTCGGTTTAAAGTTATCAGCCTTATATTTGTCGATCGAAGCAACATTAGCTGATGAACCAGATCTAGCACCAATGATTCTTGTGCCTGTTACAAACTTTACCGTGCTATTAGCAGTTGAGTCTACAAGATATATTTTCTTCTTAGTATAATCTGTGTAATACACGGTACCGATTGGAGGAACTTTCAAACCAATTCCCGTAGCTGTAAAGTTCGGGAATTTGTCAACCGTCATCGATGTAGTACCGATAACATTTGTAATTGTAAGAATGTCTGTTACAGTTCCGTTTGAAACCACAACCTTGTCATTGATATTATAATTTGTAAGCGTAGTACCAGAACCCACAATTACATTGCTAGAAGATGAAACTGTAACAGTGCCGGTTGCATTAGCAATATCCTGGTATACATACTCGCCACCAGTAAACTGACCAATCGAAAACGCATCAACAGTAAAAAATTCATAGTTCTTATTAACAAGTGGTATAACCACGTTATTTGAAATAAACTGTGCAACTTTGACTTTGAACTTAAGATCTTTATTGCTAAGAGTGTCATAAGTTCCAGAATTTGTAGCTTTGTAAAGGAAGCCATCAAATCTAGATTGTGAACCTGGTGACGCAGTATTGGTAACTCCACCAATACCAATAAGTCTATCACCTTGAACGTTTGTCCAAATGTCATAAGCAGGATCGTGGAACTTAACTACGATTCCGTAATAGTTACCAGACTTAAGAACAACCGGATTTGTAAAGCTAACGGTTGTTGCTGTCTGCGCATCGTTACTAATATTTACATAGTCATAAGCAATTGGCTTAATTGAGTTGACAATTGCAATATTTGGATTCGGTTGATTATTGTTTACTTCGCAAATCCAAACGTTAATACCTGGCTTCGAAGCACCACTAATGTTAGCATTAATAACCGGTTTTGATTTTAAAAACAAGTCTACGCTAGTCAGCATAATTTCAGCCGCGTTAGCAACAGCATCAGGATTTACATAGAATGTTTGAATGTAGTCAAATGTCGACATTAAGTCCTCTTAATCTTTTGTTTATTTATCTGATTACTTTAGTCTAGTTGCACGTTGTATTCTTCATTAAACACGTAACGAACATTATTTCTTTCCTGCGCATTGTTTATTTCTTGCGTAGTAAATCCTACATCAAATCCAGCAGTTGCAAAATTGTCTGAAGTTGATCCTGCGCCTGCAACAGCAGAGTCAGTTACCGTAGCCGATACATTTAAACCACCCGAGTTTGTAAGGACCAAATCTGTGTAGTACTTAAGGCTTATTGAACCAGTAGCTTTAGAATTGTTATCGTATGATTCAATACTAAACACCTTAATACCAGCAGTTGCCGAAGCAAGTTTGTTTTGCTGTTCTAAGTCTGATGTTGCCTCATCAATACCAGCATCGTAATAGAAGTCAAACGACATGGTACCATTTTCATCCGTGAGCAATCCACTGGTGTTTGTTGTTGACGATCTAGATTGCGAACATTTGTCTGTTCTATCTTGGCCAGCAAACATAAACTTGTGATACGTATTTGGTTTCAATCCAGTTACATTAATCACAAACTTTTGAGCATCCGCAATATATAACAGTTGACCAACGCCATAACCAATATCGATATATTGTGTAGAAAGGCTTATAGTAAATTCTGGCGGAGTTACGTTGTTTACAATACCAGTATAATTAAAGTTTGCTACATTCGATACAGTTGTTGTTTGAGTCGATACCGAGTCAGATGGATAGTACAGTTTGAATCCATACGTACCTGAACTGCCTTGGCCGCCGTGGTTTGATCCTTTGTATACGCGGATTTTATAGTAAATGCCATCATTAGGGTTGTGTGTCCACAACAATTTAAATTGGTCTTCAAGGAATCCACCAACAGGACCATATGATTTTCTTCTAAATTCACCTGGATGTTCAACCGGTCTTCCATCATTTAGACTTAGACCTTTTGCAATGATATCGGCAGTGGTAATAGGAAGTGCAGATGCTGATGTATATGTTGTAACATATTCACCACCTTGTAC